ATGCTTAAAGATCAATAATGATCCCTCTGTAGTAAAAACCACTGTTGACAATGTAATCGTTGGTATCCCTAAAATTTTTTTATGGGAGCGTATGCTGTTTTTATTGTCACTTAATTCTAATGCTATCTTATCAAATTTGTGCACATCACTAAGAAAAAAAAATGATAAAATAATTTGCTATAATGAATACGCAAAAATTGCTGAAGTTAAATTTAATACCTGCTATTACTTTCATGATTTAAATTCAACTGGCTTTGTAAACGAAAAAATACTTGCGTCAGACAAATATATATGTTACGATTGGATAGCAATTAACAGAGGCGGTAAGCAAGAGATAGATTTGATTGAGACAAACGATAATTTTACAAAGGAAATGTGGTTTTATCCATCGGATCGTATAGATGGGCGCACCTTAGTGAAAGACGTATGTGCAGTATCTATCTTAACAGAGCAACAAATAAATGATTTTAACTACTCACAGACAATGGCCCGATTTAAACTGATTCATGAAATGGAAACGCGTGGTATGAAGGGCCCTTCAAATGGATATGGACCTAATGGAAAACTCAAACATTACAAGATTAGAGCTACTAGCACTAATCGCTCAATCCGCAAGCTCAAACATAAGAGCGTACCAAAAGCCAGCAATATCAAAATTCCACAGATTATCAAAGAAGATTATTATGCACGCTTACCAAAGGCTTGTTTGGGATACGATAGATTTTTGAGGCACCTATGAATCACTTGGCTGGAATTATACCAGTCGCTAATTTAAAAACTGATTTTGAGTTTAATTTCCCAGAGGTTTTGTTACCTTTAAATAATGGGTTTAATGCTATTCAAAAGTCAGTGGTCGAGTGTGCTTACGCCGGCTGCAGCACAATATGGATTGTAGCTAACCCAGACCTTGCTCCAGTCGTTAGAAAAATTATTGGAGACTGGATATATGACCCTGTATATTTAGGACGGTCACGGTATGGACAGGGCTCAGAATATCGCCGGGAAATTCCCATATACTACGTTAATATATTGCCAAAAAATATTGATCGTAGAGATTCATATGGCTGGTCAGTGCTATCGGGTGTTTATGCTTCTTGGTTAACAGCTAACAAAATATCCAAATGGATTTTACCCGACAAATATTATATATCGTTTCCAATGTCAGTTTTTGATATTTACAAAATTAGGGGACAAAGAAAGATCATTAGTGATCCTAAAAATAATTTTTTCTTAACATACAATTCTAAAACTGTAAAAGATAACTTACCTCTTAGTTTTACAATGTTCGGCGATGATTACTTAAATTGTAGACGTGATGTGAATAGCAAAACAACAAAACATTTTTATAATACAAAACCTGGCGAAAAGTATCCAAGCAAAAAACTACCTGTTGAGCAGCGATGGTCAGCAAGAAAATTTGAATTTTCTGATGTCTTTGAAAAGCTTTGCACTAATGAGGTGCATAGTTATACTCCTGATTATTTTTTTGATGCATCAACGTGGAGTGGATACCAAAGCTATATGAATTCTAAATTTATCCTTGAAACACCATATTATATGTTGACAAAGCCGCACATGCATGCTAAGATACCATATATACTTCAGGAGGGCTCTGATGAATCGTATTGATTCTAAAATTAAATTTGTTGGTTTGCACGCACACTCGGTGGCGGGTTCTATTTTTGATGCTATTGGGTATCCGCAAGATCATATGGATTTTGCTTATAAAAATGGTTGTGATGCATTAGCACTTACCGATCACGGCAACATGAATGGGCTAGCGTATCAGGTACTGCATGCTAAGAAGATGCAGGCCGATGGTAAAAACTTTAAACCTATTTTTGGCTGTGAAGCATACTTTATTCCATCTATTGAAGAATGGCAAGAAGAGTATAAAAATGCCATGGAAGATAAAAAGCGCGCTCGTTCTGCTAAGAAGGATAAAGCTTCTGGAGCAACGGTTGAGGATGAGGGAGATAGCAAAAAAACACAAGATATATTACGTCGTCGTCGGCATCTTGTTCTTCTAGCTCAAAATCAAACTGGCCTAAACAATCTATTTAAATTAGTATCAGAGTCATACCAACCGGAGAATTTTTATCGTTACCCACGTATCGATTATGCGTTACTCAAGAAATATAATGAAGGTATTATTGCTTCTTCTGCTTGTCTTGGCGGAGTGTATGCTGGCAACTACTGGGAAAACAGAGAGCACGGAGATGAAGCAGTTTTGGAATCTATGCGTGAAACCACATCACGCATGGTTGACATTTTCGGTGATCGCTGGTATGCCGAGATACAATGGAACAACATTAAAGAGCAGCATGAACTTAATCAGTATGTGATTCAAGTTGCCGAAGAGTTTGATGTTAGATTGGTTTCTACGGCCGATAGCCACTATCCAAATCCTAATGCATGGAAAGATCGTGAACTTTACAAAAGGCTTGGCTGGCTCGGCAAAGGGCGCCCATCATGGGCAGATGATGAATCAGAACTGCCAGACGGTGTTGAAGAAATTGGATATGAGTTATACCCTAAAAATGGCGACCAGATGTGGAGTAGCTATAAAGAATATTCAGATTCGTGTGGCTTTCAATATAATGATGAACTTGTTTTAAGGTCTATAGAAGAAACTTATCGTATCGCTCATGAAAGAATTGAGAAGTTCTTGCCTGATAACACAGTGCGACTTCCAGAATTTGTTGTACCTGCAGGGTTTACCGCAACTCAGGCGCTTGTTAATTATGCATTAGAGGGGCTAAAGGACAAAGGATTTCATAAAAATCAAAAATATATTCAAAGATTGCGTGAAGAGCTAAATGTTATTGATGACCGCGGATTCTCAAAATATTTCTTGACTATGAAATCTATCGCTGATGTAGCGACTGGTATGATGCTGACCGGCCCCGGCCGAGGATCTGCCGCCGGCTCGCTGGTAGCATATGCATTAAACATCACCCAGGTTGACCCAATTAAGTATGGCCTTCTATTCTCACGCTTCCTTCGTTCAGATGCCACTGATTATCCTGACATTGATTACGATGTATCCGACAGCATGGCTCTAAAAGAAAAACTTGTTGATATGTGGGGCCATGATTGTGTTGCACCAATATCAAACTGGAATACTTTGCAACTTAAATCGTTAATTAAAGATATTTCAAAACTTTACGGTATCCCGTTTACCGAGGTTAACACAGTAACCTCCATTATGATCCGTGAAGCTACACCAGAAGCTAAACGTAAGCATGGCATTAAGGCGGGAGTCTACACGCCTACATGGGAAGAGGTCATAGAGTTTTCCCCAACGCTGAGAATGTACCTAGATAAGTACCCAGCGGTTAAGACTCATGTTGAGGGGTTAGTTGGCCAAGTTCGTTCTTGCTCCCGACATGCTGGTGGGGTTGTTATTGCTGAAAACTTAGACAAGAGTATGCCACTTATTAATTCTGGCGGTGTGCGTCAAGCTCCGTGGGCAGAAGGTCAGAACGTGCGACACCTTGAGCCAATGGGGTTTATTAAGTTTGATTTACTCGGACTGTCAACTCTCAAAATGATGGAAGGTGCAATTTATCATATTTTAAAACGTCACCATAGCATTGAAAATCCAACGTTTTCACAAATAAGGGATTACTATGAAGAAAAGCTTCACCCTGATGTCCTTAATATGAATGATAGCTCAGTGTATGAAAAAATCTTTCATGCTGGCAAGTGGGCCGGCATTTTCCAGTTTACTGAGAACGGTGCTCAACAATTTTGTACTCGCGTAAAACCTACCAACATTATTGATGTATCTGCAATTACTTCTATTTTCCGACCTGGTCCACTTTCTGCGGGGGTTGATAATGATTATGTTGAAGCTAAAGAACACCCGCAGCGCATTCAGTATCTAACACCGGAAGCTAGAGCAATTACAGAAGAAACATTCGGATTCCTTATTTTCCAAGAGCAGATTGCTTTGCTAGCACACAAGCTTGGTGGCTTGACTTTGGATGAGGGCAACATGCTTCGCAAGGTGCTTACTAAGAAGGGAACTGGTAAAGGTTCTGTCAAGGGCAAGTTGCACAATAAGTTCATTGATGGCTGCGCACACAACGGTATTGATAGAGAGCAGGCACAAGATCTATGGAACAAGTTTGAATTCTTTTCTGGCTATGGATTTAACAAGTCACATGCAGTATCTTACTCGATCATTTCATATCAATGCGCATGGCTGTATAACTACTATCCATCTGAGTGGATGGCTGCGTTTTTGGACAAGGAGCCCGAAAGCCGTAAAGAAAAGGCAATCAATATCGCAAAACGATTTGGGTTTGATATTGCGCCACTTGATGTAAATAAATCCGGCACTGTCTGGGAAATTAGCGAAGATGGCAAAACACTTATTCAGCCTCTAACATCAATTAAGGGATTGGGCGCCGCTGCTATTGAACAAATTTTGGCTAACCGCCCACTTAAAAATGCAGAGGATTTGTTGTTCAATGAAAATATAACCTATTCAAAACTTAACAAAAAGTCTCTAGATGCACTGTGTCGCGGTGGCGCTCTTGACAATATTCTTGATGATCGGTTTACTGGTCGTAAACATTTTTGGTCAGCTTGCATTGTTGACCGTCCAAAAAATGTCAAAAAGTTGGGTGAGAATATCGAACTATATGAGCCAGAAGGAGATTTTACAGAAGAAGAAATCATACAATTTAAGTCTGATCTAACAGGCGTATTTCCGATTAACTTGGTTATCAGTGATGAGACTGTTGAAAGATTGCAAGAAAAATATATCCCACCAATTTCTGAGTTTGACGAAGAGTTGCAGGTTTGTTGGTTCATTCCTCGTAAAGTTGCTGAGAGAAAAACAAAAAATGGCAAACTTTATTGGATTGTTGAAGTGATTGACTCTAACAACGAACTAACTAAGATAAGGTGCTGGGGAGTTAAGCCCACCAAGGATAAAATTCATCTTAATCGACCTTATATGGCAAGACTCAAATACGACCAAAATTGGGGCTTCTCTACATATGCTATTGGCAAGACATTCAAACTATTGGGGTAAAGATGAGCAAATATTATGGCCCTGAGCAAGAAAAAATAGTTGCAAGGTATTTAAAAACAAACGATCAGATATTATTTGAATACGAGATATATCCTCTTTTGCGTAAGATTGCCTATGGAGTGTGCGGCAGAAAACAGTTTAAGCCAGTTGCTCTTTTTAGAAGCAGACAAGTTATTGATGGGTGTGTCTCTCATCTATGGGAGTGCTTAAGGCACAAATATGATGAAGAGCGGGATACAAAAACTTTTTCTTATTTAACTCGTTGCGCGTTTACATATTTTTGCGGTGTTTCAAGAAAATATCAAAAATCTACCCGCACACTAGCATTAGTGCAAAAAGAAATTACACACGAATGGGATCGAGTGCACGTCAAAGTTAATCCTTCGTCACTCAGTGAACAACAAGAATTTTTTAGATTTTACTATAATGACTTAGCAAATGCATTAAAATTTAAGGCCAATCAACTGAAAAGAAATAAGCCGGAATCTCCAAATGGCCAGATAGCGCATAACTTATACAAACAAATGATCTCAGTAAGACAGCGAGATTATTGTGATAAGTATATTCACAAGAAGGCTATATATTCTAACACGAGGCTTGCTACTAAAGCAACAACAAGACAAATACGCCAGACTATTAAAAAAGAGTTACTACCAAAATACAACATTATTAGGGATAAATATAAATAACATGCATATACTTAAAACTTTTAGCCCGCTTCTTAAAGAACCAGAGCTTATAGAAAATCTTCCGGTCGTAGCGAGGGTAAACAAATTTGATGAACCAACAGCTAAAGCGTTTTCGTCAGCAGTTTCAAAAGCACAAAATACTGGCCAACCAGTACTGCCAATTATTATTGATAGTTATGGTGGGCAGGTGTATAGTTTAATGTCAATGATTTCAAACATAAAACACAGTCGTATTCCAGTCGCGACAATTATAGAGGGCAAGGCAATGTCTTGCGGTGCTATATTGTTTAGTTTTGGACACGAAGGCATGCGCTATATTGATCCTGACGCAACTGTAATGATACACGAAGTTAGCGCCATGGCCTGGGATAAGATTGAAGAAATGAAAGCATCAACAGCAGAGGCTGATCGACTTAACAAAAAGATTTTTGAAATGATGGCAGAAAATTGTGGACATCACAAAAATTATTTTTTAGACATAGTTCATGAAAAAGGTCATGCGGACTGGTTTTTGAATTCTGACGAATGTGTAAAACATAATTTAGCCAACTATGCACACGTTCCAGAATTTAAAATAAACACAGCTGTTTCTTTCAAGTTTGAGTAGACCTATATAGGTCATGTCAGTTACAAAAAAACTAAAGTGGAAACGTTCATTGTCGCGCCTAAGATATTGCTATGATGAACTAGAATATACTAAAGAGGCAGCCAGATCAGCGGCCGCTGATTTTGAAGTATATTACAGAACATTTTGTGCCGAAAGAAATATTAACATATCTAATCTGGATACTAAAAATAAAGAGAGGCTTGATAGTTTATACGGACGCCACGAAATAACTGATGATAATACTCAAGAACAAGCCAGCATAAATAGCCCCACCGATACAACGATTGTAGTTCATTCACCGGACCCCTTAGAAGAAAATGAGAGCTATAAGTTTACTGCAGATGACATCGCGATGCACGATGCATTCTCAAAATTGTTTAAACAAATTGCCCTCAAACTTCATCCCGATCGAGTTGATAAATCACTATCACCTGAAGAGATCAAGTTGAGAATAAATATGTTCCAAAAAGCTAATCAGGCTTTTGAAAACAAAAAATATTACATTTTATTAGATTTGGCTGACAAATATAACATAAGAACACCAAAAAATTATGAACTGCAGAGTCGCTGGATGACTCGTGAATGTGAAAGAGTTGTAGAGATGGTTAATAAGGAAAAAAATACTTACAACTATTCTTTTTCTGAAGCAGAAACAGATGAACAGAAACAATTCTTAATTAAGAAATTTATATTTCAACTTTTTCGTATTGTTGTTTAAAAGTAGTTGACTTTCATTTTTTTATGTGTTAAATTAGTAAAATAAAAAAGGAGGGCCTTGTGGCTACAACAAAAAAAGAGAGAAAGCGCTACGTTAAGGAATATATTCGTTCTTTAGTGGCGATTGAAGAGGCAATGGAGCCTTATAAAGAACAAAAAAGAGATTTACGAACGGAATATCGTGAGAATGGTTGGCTTGATACTGCCGAAATTCGCGCTGCTGTAAAAGCATATAGGCTGTTTAAAGGGAATGTAGATATCGATGAAGTGTATGATAACTTTCAAATGTTATCAGGAGACAATAATGGATAAAGATACACAAAAAATAATGTTCAGCTCAAAAACAGGAAACTGGGCGACTCCGTTAGAGTTTTTCAATAAATTAGATTGGCGCTTTGGTCCTTTTGATTTGGACCCTTGTGCAAGTCCGCACAATACCAAATGTGCCAATTTTTTTACAGAGGCAGAAAATGGTTTAGAAAAAAACTGGGAAGGTTTTACTTGTTTTGTTAACCCACCATACGGTAAAGGCATTGACAAGTGGATTCAAAAAGCATATAATGAAGCTAACAAGAGTGGCACCAAAGTTGTCATGCTCATACCAGCGAGAACAGATACAAAATATTGGCACAATTATGTTATGAAGGCATCTGAAATTTACTTTGTAAAAGGACGCCTTAAATTTGGAGACAGCAGCAACTCCGCGCCGTTTCCCTCCGCTGTAGTTGTGTTTGATGGAGGCGGAGAACTTTGGAGAGTAGAAGGAATTAACAGATGACAGAAGAAATTTTACAAGCAGCAATTTTAAGACTAAAGGCAAGTGCCACGGAAAGATTTGCTATAATAAAAGATTTATATCATAGGCCAGCTAATAGTGAAACCGTAGATTTAATTGTTCAAAATTCTATATCATTAGCACAACTTGAAGGCGCAATGATTACTTTACAACAATATTCAGGTGTATTGGCTAAACAGACTGAAGATGAAGCAGTATCTAATGAACCTGAAGAACCCACAGAGGTTGAAGTTGAAGAGGAACAAGATGCACCATCATTTGGTCATGATGAGTTGGTAAAAAGATCCACCAAGTATCGTAATTTAGCAAGTGATAAAAGTACAGATGAATCGTAAACAACGAAGAGCTATCAGCAAAATATTTAAAAAATCAGATACCAAAAAATTATCTGATAAATTAACTCAATTTGATAGACTGCCTGACAATTGCTCTGCATGTATTAAACCATATGACAAAAAAGATAAAAAAATGGCAATGACCTGGAGTGTTGTGGTTAGAGACGAAGAAAATACTGTTAGACTTTATTGTCCAGATTGCTGGGACATGGCGAACAATGCTATAAAAACTTTAAAAAAGGAGATAGAAAATGGCCGTAAGTAGAATATCCACAAAGGCTATGCAGAAAATCATGGATGGTGGCTTAAAAGATACTGACAAGACTACCGTGGTGGTAAAATTTTATTCCAACAATTGCCACTACTGTCATGCGCTAAGTGATTATTTTATTAACATATCTGATCAAAATGATTATGAAGACATTTACTTTTTTGCTCATAACGTAGATGATGATGGTGTCGTGGCTGAAAAATTAAATTTAAATGGGGTTCCATCAATTGCTCTTTTTCAAACACAATCTGGGAAATGCATAAAAACCAGAATTTTAAGTGATCCAGATAAACCAAACGATGAGACTTGGTATACAGTCAAACAAATAAAGAACTTTATAAACAAGGAGATATAATGTTTAATCACGGTGTTTCATACGATGACGTGCTTTTAGTACCGCAGTACTCTGATATTAAATCAAGGTCGGAAATTAATTTATCGTCACATCTGGGGAATGATCTATCACTAACTCTGCCACTAATATCCTCACCAATGGACACAGTCACTGAATCTAATATGTGTATTTCTATGGATTCTTTTGGTGGTGCTGGCATAGTTCACAGGTACAATACGATTGATGAGCAATCTAAAATTGTTTCATACGCTGCGACTAAAATTAGTAATAATTTGGGAGCTGCTGTTGGCATCACCGGAGATTACTTAGAGAGAGCATCAGAAATCTATAACCAAGGCGCAAACTTTATTTGTGTTGATGTGGCCCATGGGCATCACGGCTCCATGAAAACAGCATTAAAAAGATTAAGAGTAATGTTAGGGGATAATTTTCACATTATGGCTGGTAACGTTGCAACCTTGCAAGCAATCAATGACCTTGCAGATTGGGGAGCTGATTCCGTAAGGTGCAATATTGGTGGGGGTTCTATATGTTCCACTCGTGTACAAACTGGTCATGGCATGCCCGGTCTACAGACAATTTTTGAATGTGCAAAAACCGATAGAGATGTTGCAATAATAGCCGATGGAGGGATTAAGAATTCTGGTGATATTGTAAAAGCACTTGCCGCTGGAGCAGACGCAGTAATGTGCGGCTCTCTGTTCGCCGGCACTGAGCAATCTCCAGGTGAAATATTTGCTGATCGCGATGGGTTTAAATGGAAAACATATAGAGGAATGGCCTCCAAAGAGGCGCAAGTTGATTGGAAAGGAAAGTATTCTTCTTTTGAAGGCGTTTCATCGCGCGTCCCGTATAGGGGCTCAGTTGCAGATATTTTATTTGACTTAGATAAAGGTATACGCTCGGGCCTTTCGTACTCTGGCTCAAGAACAATTAAACAATTTCAGGCTACAGCGCAATTTATGACACAAACGACCGCAGGCGCTACCGAAAGCGGTACGCATATATCTAACAGGAAGTGGTGATGTCAAACATTGACTACACAAATTTGAACAAGCGCGTTGTATTTACTGAGAATGATCATAGACATGCTCAGTTCATACTTAAATTGCGGGAAGTTGGTATAACCCAATCAAAGTTTTTTCGTTTAATTATATCTGGCTTCATTAATAATGACCAAAGATTGTTTGAATATGTTAATGAAAACAGCGGCCAGTCAAAAACAAAAACAGCAAAAATTAAAAAGTTAAAAGATAAAGGAAAAAAAATCATGCACGATATGGCTTTTAATGATGCTGAAATAGAGAATATTTTTGATTTAATAGCTGAGGAATACCCAGATTTATGAGAGGCGATGGATTATTAACGTGTTCACGGAAGTGTATTGAACTACAAGTTAGCTGCCCAATGAATAATTGCAAGCACTGGATTGATTACCCGCATGACAATAACTGTTCTTTAATTGCTATAAAAGAACAAGGTCCAATGACTCTCAGGCAGATTGCTGAACGTTTACATCTGTCATTTGCAAGAATTAAACAGATTGAAACTAAGGCACTAAGCAAGATTAAAAAACATGCTGCATCTCTCAACTCATTTTTTTAGGTGTTTATAGTGCGTTTAGACTATTTATTTTGAGTTTATTTGAATAAACAAGGAGATTTTATAATGGCTCGTAAGACTTTGTTAACAGAATCCGAGATTCGTCAATTCATGAAATTGGCTAACTTGGCACCCCTTGGCGATGCCAAGATTGAAGAGATGTACGGGGCCTCACCCGGTAATCGCGATAAAGAAGAACACAAAAAAGAGATGAATGAAGATGAGGAACTTGACGAAAACGAGTCCCTTGATGAAGAAGACGATATTGAAGAAGGTCGTGGTGGCGGTGGTAGTAAGCCCCCTATGGATCGCGACGAAGACGAGCTTGATGAAATGGGCCAGCCCGGCCCAGCCATGGATCGCGACGAAGACGAAATGCGCGGTGCCGATGATATGGACGATGCTGAAATGGATATGGGCGCTGCGGAAATGGACATGGATGCTGCCGCAGACGATATGGATGCCGACATGGGTGGCATGGATGATGCAGAACGCGAAGAAGTTATGGCTGATGTAGTTCGTGCTGTTGCCCAAGCACTTGGTATTGAAGACCAAGTATCAGTAGAAGCTGGAGAAGATGATGGTATGGAAGGAGGTGAACTTGATGCAATGCCAGAGCCAGCACCAGACGATGAGCCAGCCATGGAAATGGGTGACGAAGACCCCATGATGGAAGACGAAGAATTATATGAGGCTGATGAAGATGAATTAGTTGCCGAGGTAGCACGCCGTGTTGCAGAACGACTTCAGGTTCAAAATCGTAAGGAGCAAATAGTTGACTCTCTTGCGGAAAGAATTATGAAAAGACTCACTAAATAACTTGACAAAGTTAAAAACAGCAATTATAATATAACCACCAGTGCTATATACTGGTGGTTACTTTTTTGGTGAACGTTTGGAAATTTTACTATACCTATTAGTTTTTATATTTGGTTACATTACACATAGAACATTTCACACCTACACAGCGACAAAAACTGGATCGCTTATATTTCTTCATGGCAAAATGACTGTTGTGCTTATGCTATTAAAAGCAATAGAAAAATATTCTTATGTAAAATCTTTTGGTGCGTTACAACTTAAAGAAAAAGGCGCATCAGATAGCGAAATAGAGGCGTACAAAATATTCATTGATAATGATATTAGCCTCTTTAAAAAACAATCAATCAAATCAATAAATAAACCTATTCCAGATTATTTAAATGTTCTTGAACCATTTAACAACTGGGATGATGCTATGCTTTTTATTGCAAAGTACAAACAAGAATTACCAGAGGAAATTACAAATGATAGATAAAATTAAAGATATGATTGGCGTCGGAAAAGATTTAGATGATAAAATAATTTTACTTGATCCATCGCTAACAGGGCCTAAAGAGCCCGATTTAAGAATTGTGGGATTATTTGCTGATGTTAACGATGAAAAAGTTGCAGACATTATTCATAATGTTTTATTCTATAATGAAATGAACTTGCAATCAAAACCCGAAGAACAAAAGCCTATAAAGTTTTATATTTCTACATACGGTGGTAATGCCGACGATATGTTTGCTTTATTTGATGTCATGCGTCATATTCGAGACCACACAGAGATTCATACAATTGGTCTAGGTAAGGTTATGTCGGCTGGCGTATTGATATTAGCCGCTGGCACTAAAGGCAAAAGAAAGATTGGTAAAAATTGTCGTGTTATGATTCATTCCGTAATGGGCGGCAATCATGGCTCGCTTCATAACATGATGAATGAAATGGAAGCGATTGAACAACTTCAAGATTTATATTGCGATGCGCTAATATCTGAAACAAAACTCACCAGAGTTAAATTAAAAAATATGCTAGAACGTAAAGTTAATGTCTATTTATCAGCAGAAGAAGCGGTGGAATTAGGCATTGCTGATGAAATTATATGAGGTTTTATAGATGAGCGATTATTTGAAAGATATGTTTATTGAGGTGCGCGATAAACCTGAAAAAAGCATCAACGCCATTGACGATGTGATAAACGAAGTGATGAGCTTTATTAAAAAAACTGGAATTGTTTCTGAAAGAGACAAACAGCAAAGCATGTTTAGCGGCAAAAAAACATTTTCGCAGTCCGCCATCCCAGCACCATCAGTATCAGAATTAGGTTGGGCGTCCCTAAATAGTAATGATGAGGGTGCCGCGGCTAAGCGAGAAGAATTAGAACAATACCTGCAAAGAATTCCAGGTAACGATTTGAGAGTTAAGCTAAAAAATATCTCTAGGCTCCTTAATGACCCTCAGTATGCAAAATCGTTAGCCGGCTTTGGCGATAGTCAAGGTGAAAGGATTGCAAACACCCTGTCCTATCTGGTATTCTTAAAGACACTGACTACAGTTATCACAAACTTTAATGCTTCATCGGCAGGCTTTAATTTTGAGGCCTTTCTAGCTGTTTTGTTGGGAGGCTCACAAATTCCAGCAGCAGGCGCTAGCACAATTGCCGACTTGACCGCTGGTGACGGTACACCAATTAGTTTGAAACTTTACAATGAAAAGACTTTAAAGGCAGGTGGTAGTTATAATGATTTAATTAGTGACTTGTCTCGGAGTCCATATTACATGAGATATGTAGTTGCCACTAAAACACTAGAGGGCAAGGATTTAGACAGAAAAGGCGAAATTGGCGTATTCCAATATGATCTTACATCCGACAATATAGTAGAAATATTGTTCAGAAGTTCAAGCTATGAAAACAGTCAATTAATCAGGCTTCCTGATTCTGTTGTCGCTAGAGAGAGAAGTTTAAATTTTAAAGTTCCCAAGATGCCCACAATTGATGACATTGAGGCAAAGTTTTATGACATACTTAAAACACAAATTGGCAACGAACCATGGTTTAGCGAATTGCAGGCTGAATTAAACTATCAAGATAATAGAGTTTTGTTTAGAAAAAGGCAGTCAGGCTATGAGAACTTCAGTGTTGGCCAAGGTGGTAGATCCTTCAGACCTGCACGCGGCGCACCACTCAGAGTTTTTCTTGTTAAATTTATAGAGGACAACCAAATTGAAGGAGTTGATCCCTCCAAGCTATTTGAATTGATGTGGAATGCACAAGACAAAGCAAGAGAATCATATTTTAATGCCCAACAAAAACTCAGCAAAATTAGTCAAGGCCTTGGTTCATATGCTACTGCAAACCAATCAAGAGAGTTTTTTAATAATCTTTCCAGGGGAGCAAAAAGAAAAGCGCTTATGTTGACACTTGGAGCGGTTAGACGCGGAAATCAATACGAACTTAGACGAAATGACATTTATGGTATTGAAAGATTAGCCGGTGGTTTAAGAGTGCTAGCCAAAGGCCAAAATGAAGTAAAGATTGGCGAAATTACCATTGGAACAGAAAGCGTACAAACTGTGTTCAATGCACTTGTTGATGATGTGAATAGAACTGTGTTTGAAATTTTCGAAGAACTATCAAGCTTAAGCACCAATATTCAAGGTTACTTTGCTGGTGGTCTTGAGGACGATTCTAAAGCTGACTCAGCAATCGTATCTGCCAAAAACATTGGCAAGAAAACTGAAGAAACAAAAGACATAAAATAACTTGACATAATTCTTAAAAGAGATTATAATATAATATAACTATGAGGTACTAATGAGTCGAGAATACGACGACAATCAAACATTACAACAAAAGATTATGAGAGGCGCTGACATACTTGCCAATAATGTGGCGTCTACTCTAGGGCCGCAAGGCCGAAATGTATTATTACAGGAAAAGGGCAAAACACCTTTTATCACAAAAGATGGCGTTACGGTAGCTCAGTTCGTGGCACTTGAAGATCCTATCGAGAATGCTGCTGTTCAAGTTATTAAACAGGCTGCTGTACAAACAAACGCTGATGCTGGTGACGGAACCACCACCGCAACGGTTCTTGCACGTGCTATTTTACGAGAATCTCAGCGATTTATTGCGTCCGGTGTATCACCAACAGAATTACAACGCGGCATCTTATTAGCTGTTGAAGAAGTTGTTACAAACTTAAAAGATTTATCACATCCAATTCGCAGTGTTGAGGATATTGAACATATTGCATCAATTTCTGCTAACAATGACGCCACTATTGGCAAATTGATTGCCATGGCCGTTGATAAAGTGGGGCAAGACGGTTCAATTACTATTGAAGAATCGCGTTCATTAGAAACATCTGTAGATATTACGGAAGGTTTTAGATTTCAATCTGGGTACGCAGCAAGTGCATTTATAACAGATGAGCGCCGTGCAATTATGACGCATGACGACCCGCTTATATTAGTCACAGACTATAAAATTTCTGCCGTTGAACCTATCATGCCATTATTAGAAATGGTGGCCAGAGAAGGCCGGCCACTTATATTCATAGCAGAGGAAATAGAAGGCCAAGCACTTGCGGCCATGATTATGAATGCGATGAGAGGCACACTAAAAGTAGCAGCAATCAAAGCTCCATTTTATGGTGAAGAAAGGCGTAATTTATTACATGATCTTGCTCTCTCAACAGGCGCCAAATTTATAACACGCGAATGCGGTATTAAATTAAATGAAGTGTCACTTGCTGATTTAGGCAGCGCAAAGACAATTGAGTGCAGTAAGTATTTTACCACTATTGTTGGTGGTGAATGTGATTTTAAAGCTGTTGAAACAAAAATAAACAGCCTCAAAACACAAATTGAGCAAACAGATTCTATTGAAGAGTGTGAAGGCATTCAAGGTCGTATTGTTCGACTGTCGTCTGGTGTCGCAGTAATTCGTGTAGGTGGCTCAACAGAGGTTGAGATGACTGAAAGAAAGCACCGCATTGAAGATGCGCTAGAAGCTGTTCGCTCTGCATTAGATGAAGGAATCACTCCTGGTGGTGGCGCTTCTTTGCTGCGAGCAAGTAACTCATTGGTGATTAATACTCATAGCGCCGATCAAGCGTTAGGAGCGTCTGTTATCCAAGCTGCTTGTCGTGAGCCAATAAAGCAAATGGCGCTTAATTCTGGGGATGTATCAGCAGACATCATAATTTCAATGATTTTAGAAAAAGATGACAACACCAATTTTGGATGGGATTTTAAAAATCAAAAAATCGCTGAGCTTTTTGACGCTGGAATAGTTGATCCTCTTAAAGTAACTAGAATTGCATTACAAAATGCCGCTAGTTGCGCGGGCACTCTAATTACTACTAATTATGGTATTATACAAACGGAGTAAATATGCAGCAAGGTGACTTAATATATATCCCATCAAGCGTTGATATGTGGAACGTTGACGATTATGGCTCTGGTATTAGATATTTTAAGACAGAAAAACCTACTGTTGGAGTTTTTCTCGGAATGGAAGCATTTAACACATGCAGAATTTTTGCAAACGGACAAGAAAAATCAGTTTCACTTAAATGTATTTACCCTATGGAGGAAAAATGTTAGTTAGACTAACAGAGGTGTGTAGAAATAATACACTCACAACCAGACAAGATGATTATACACTGAGGGAAGTGTTTATTAACCCAGAACATGTAGTCATGATTAGAGAAGATGCAAGACTACAAGAAATCAACGAAAGCATTCCGTTAACAGAAGGCTTGAACACCAGTCACAGATTCACGAAACTAACAATTAATAGAGGTCACACGGGCACAGAAATTATTGTTGTTGGAGCCCCTGATATTGTTGAGCGTTCTTTAAATTCTAACAGACAACTTTTAAGAGGATAAAATGGGACAAAGAGTAAACATACAGTATACTATTGATTTGGACGAACTACCAGATGAAACAAGAAAATTAATTAAAAGGGCCGTTGCCCCGTTAGATGAGGCTAAGCAATGCTTGCGTGAAATTCAAGAATGCGATGATACACTAAGCACTGGCACTCTTGATTGCGTTGACCAAATTAGGCAGAAACTTATGAATGTGGACTATGTTTTGCAAGATGTGCAAAATATAGTAAAGGGATATTTAGCACACGTATCAGGTGTTAATGAAAAAGCTGAACCTACATCTCAAACGGAAGATATGTACGGTTTACCACCTAGCGTTGACATGGATGATCTGGAAAAAAGACTTAATAATTTTAAAGATACCTTTAGTGGTTTAGAAAACGCGAACAATGAAGAGCCCAATCAAAAACAAAATACATGATACCAAAGCCCTTCATCAAATTTTAAAAATTGTTCCAGAGGGCTCAATAATTGATAGTTATTTGTTTTTTGGTGGTAACTTAGAATTATCCCTGTCAAAATATAATAGGTTCGTATGTGCGCACACGAACCGTTATGTGGTCTATGAGTTTTGGATGTGTCTTTTAGAAAATCCAAATAGACTTTATCAAATACTTACTTCCGATCACTTTAAATTTGAAGAGTACGACTTACAATACATACAAAAAAAATGGGCTCATTTCAAAGATCAGTATGCGCGCTCATCTATGTTTTTTTTGCTTAATACATGCACCGCACACGGTCAAATTTCCTACGGTGAAATTGAACAAAATAAAATTAGCAACGCAACGTTGGCAGATTTAAAAACTTTTACTAAACCTAAAAATTTTCATTTAATTTTTGATCAATCAGATTTTTTGGATTCACTTGACAAAGCTCACGGAGAGTATACTATTATTAGTGCTGGTAACTTCACTTTAAATTTATTAAATGATTCAAATTCTACCGGGCTAGAAGAGACAGATGTAGAACACAATAAGCTATATGAGATGTTTAAATCATCAGAACGTAAAATAATTTTGATATATAATAACACACCAGCAGTTATACGCAGGTATGGACAAAATAGCAAAACTTTTTTAATGATTGACAAATATGGAAATTTATGTCAAGATGAGACAGATTGTCAGGAGGTTTTGATTGCCAACTTTTAATATTATGTTAGCTTGTTTTCTTTTTGCTTTGGGCCAGACACTTGGCTGGTTTCAACTAAACGCACAGTTTGTTTGGGATTGGTGGAAAGATAAACCGATTTTATCAGCAACGTTATTTTCAATACCTACTGGTATATGTTTTTGGTACGGTATAAAACTTTGTTATGAAGAATGGGGTGAAGTTTGGGGACCTAGGTTTTTAATTTTCACAATGTCATACTTTACTTTTCCATTGTTAACATACTATTTTTTGAATGAAAGTATGTTTACAGTAAAAACTATGATTTGTGTTGCATTGTCGTTTGCGATCGTTGGGGTGCAGTTGTTTTGGAGATGATATACCTATTTGATGTAGACGGCACCCTGACACCAGCAAAAAGCAAGATTGACCAAGGCTTTGCTAGAATTTTTTACAACTGGCAGAAAAACAAAGAAGTTTACATAGTTTCGGGCGGCTCGTTCCCGCGTCTTGTTGATCAGCTTACTCGTAGAATTATTGACCAATCAAATGGAGTCTTTAGTTGCATGGGTAACGCGCACTACAAAAAGATAAAAGACATTGATGGATACAGTTCGTGGGCATTGCAATATAAAAACAAATTTACCGTACCTAAGTCTAAGCTGTTTTTTAGTGAATTAGAAAGGTGTGTTATGAATTCTGAATACCACACAAAAGTTGGTAGACATTATGAAGAACGCACAGGAATGGTAAACTTTTCTATTGTTGGATTGGATGCATCACCCGAGCAGAGAAAAGAATATGCAGTCTATGACAAACAACATAAAGAAAGAGAGCAAATCGTAAAAAAATTGTCCAGCAAATATTCCAAACTTGACTTTGTGATTGGAGGTGCAGTCAGCATTGACATATTTAACAAAGGTAACGATAAGTCACAGGTCACAAAACACCTTAAAGATAAACTTAAAGATCATCGTATAGTGTTTGTTGGGGATCGCATTTCTTTTCCTGGTAATGATTATGCACTAGCAGAGGCTCTGCGTGATCATCCTAACGGTAAGGCGATTGAAGTTGGTTGTTGGCAAGACACTGCCGCGCTTCTCAAGACTAACCTTTTTGCCAGCGGTTAGTTACAAAGATGACTATTTATTGTGTTAAAGAGGTAAATTAATGGAAATTTATACCGACAATTGGTTTAAGTATGTTCGAGAGAACGTGTTGGCAGAAGGTTTGCGAGACATTGGCCTGCCAGAATTTGTAATAGATTATTTAGAAGATGCGATGCCTGATGCATCCGAGAAAGCCCGCATGTATATTGCGAATGGATGGAAGCAATCTAGAGGCACTATAGCTGGGTATTATACAACCGAATCATTCAGATATGAGGTTCTGTCTTTTCTTATCAAACAACTTGATCAATATGTTATAAAACAACACCAATCTGTAGGCGATGATATAGAGGCCCGCACATTACCAACCTACAATATGGACGAGCCAGAGAAAGAGCGGGAGATGTATGATGACGAGAGAATAAAACAAAACGAAAAAGTCAAATTTGTTATTCAAAATATTCGCAATGCAGTTGGCAAACCTATGGGACAGTGGCGTAAGGCATTCATGAAAGCTGTTAAGGGCTTAAGCAAAGCAGGGCTTCCAAGCGAAAAGGTCGAGAGCATTAAAGAATATCTACGCTCAATTTACACTAAGGCTTTTCACCAGTGGTTGAACCAATACTCGGAACTTGTCGCATTCCTTAATGATGACGCTACCAACTATGAATTAATCAAAGATGAATACAGCATTCAGGATGCACAGAAATATGCTGAGAGATACCTTCGAGACAAAGAAGATCCAGAGAATATTATGCACACGTTTGATGATGGATCTTATTGGTATAATTTGAATGTTTCGTCTTGTGACGTCGAGGCAAACCGCATGGGACACTGTGGCTCTGACAGCCGTGGTGTGCTTGTGTCTCTCCGCAAGAAGCAAGGTAAGCGCCGTGAATCGTCATCTTATATTACAATGACTTATAGCGAATACGAGAGCACTATTTACCAAATCAAGGGTCGTTCAAACGATGCACCGCCCGAAGACACTTGGGATCATATCGCATGGTTCATTAACAATTATAATGTCCAGAACGTAGAAGAGACAGGTGAACATTCAGGCGATGTTGAAACAATCCAAGAAATGATTGAATACCTCGCCAGTCAAACCAACGCCAGCTTCCACGGCTCTATTGAAGATCGCATGGAGAAAGCTGAAGACTATTGTGCAAATGTTGAACGACGCTATATTGATAGTCAAGACGAAATGGAATATGGGAGCATTGGTTACACTATTGAAGAAATGGATGCACATGACATTTATTGCTACGCAAGCGCCACTTATGAATTCGAGATCAACCTTGGCTGGACTGGTATTGAAGAAACTGAAAGCGGCTACGTAGCTGAAAATCCGCAAGATTTTGAAGAGATCCCAAGAACATACAGCCAAATGCGTGAGTTTCTTGACGAAATTAGTGTCGATGACATGATGTATGAGATGCCTGGTGATGATGGCGATTTTGAGTATGAAGTATTGATGCTTG